TCAAAAGAGCAGTGGAATCAGTCCAAGCGAAAATCAAGGAAGGATTTCCAGTTCTAGGCGAGTGCGACCACCCACCTGAATTGACAGTAAACGTTGACCGTGTTTCACATATAATTGAAAACATGTGGATGGATGGTCCGAATGGCTTTGGTAAACTCAAAATTGTTCCTACGCCAATGGGTAACATTATCAGAACACTAATCGAATCAGGTGCCACTTTAGGTGTCTCATCTCGTGGTTCTGGTGAAGTTGACCATGCTGGTAAAGTGAGTAATTATGAGATTATTACAGTCGATATTGTGGCACAGCCAAGTGCCCCGGAAGCATATCCAAAAGCAATATACGAAGGATTAATGAACATGCAAGGTGGCTATGATACATGGAAACTTGCACAAAATGTTCAAAACGACAAATACGCACAAAAATATTTGTCAAAAGAAATAGTTAAGTTCATTAGAGAACTTAAACTTTAATAAAGAAGGAGAAGTAACAATGGCAAAAAATGAAATCCTTGCTGGGCTACTTGAGTCAGATGTTTTAAGTGAAGAAGTTTCACAACAAATATCAGAGGCTTGGGAAGCACAAATAAATGAAGCAAGAGAGGAGATAACAGCCGAGTTGCGTGAGGAGTTCGCACAGAAGTTTGAACATGACAAATCAGTTATTGTAGAAGCAATGGACAACATGCTTAATACTGCAATCAAAACTGAAATGGAAGAGTTTAAAACGGACCGTGAACAACTAATCGCAGAACGTGTTGCATATAAGAAAGCAATTTCTGAACATGCAAAACTTCTTGAAAGATTCATTACTTCTCAACTAGCAAAAGAAGTTAAGGAACTGAGAGCCGACCGTGCAAAAGTTAACGAACATTTAGATAGAACTAAAGAGTTTGTTGTTAAACAACTTTCACGTGAACTAGCAGAATTCCATAACGATAAACGTGATTTAGTGGAAACTAAAGTACGCATGGTAACTGAAGGTAAAGAAATTCTTACTAAAACTAAGGATTCATTTATCAAACGTTCAGCAGAATTGGTTGAAAAGACAATCAATAAGGCTTTACGTTCTGAATTGGGTGTTCTTAAAGACGACATTCAATCGGCTAAAGAAAACGAGTTTGGCCGTAAAATTTTTGAAACATTCGCAGGCGAATTCATGACTTCACAATTGAGTGAAGGAACTGAAGTTGCTAAGATTACTAAGAAATTAGAAGATTCGGCTACTAAGATTGCGAAGTTGGAAGAAACTATTACTGCAAAAGAAGAAGCCATTACAAGCGCCGAAACTGCACAGAAAGTACTAGAAGACAGAATGGACCGTAAAGAGGTCATGGAAGGTCTTTTATCACCTCTAGGCAAAGAAAAGCGTACGGTTATGGTTGATTTACTTGAAACAGTAAAAACAACTAATTTAAAATCTGCATTTAAGAAATATCTACCTGCAGTTTTGAATGAGACAGTCTCAAATGAGGCAAAACAATCGTTAAATGAAGGCAAAGTAACAGAACACACTGGTGACAGAGGCGAAGAACAGATGGTTAGTTCAACACCGGAATCACAGGGTAGCGATGCCAATAACATAATCCAGTTAAAGAAATTGGCTGGACTTAAATAAACCAAAACAAGGAGAGAAAGATGGAAAATCTTTTCGAAGGAAAAAATTGGGACACTACTCGTGAAACACTTCTAGACGGTTTAGAAGGTAACAAGCGTGACGTAATGTCATCAGTTTTAGAAAATACAAAAATAGCACTTACAGAAAGTGCTGGCATAGGCGCAACTAGTGCCGGTAACGTTGCTACTTTAAACAAAGTAATTTTACCAATCATTAGACGTGTAATGCCAACAGTAATTGCAAACGAAATCATCGGCGTACAGCCAATGACTGGTCCAGTTGGACAAATTCACACATTGCGTGTACGTTATGCTGAAACTGTCGGTTCAACAACTGCAGGTTCAGAAGCACTATCACCTTTTGATATTGCTAGTAACTACTCAGGCGACGGCACAACAGCACCATCGGCTACAGCGTCAATGGAAGGCGATGCTGGTAACAAAATGTCAATTCAAGTTCTTAAGCAAACAGTTGAAGCGAAAACTCGCAAACTATCTGCTCGTTGGACTTTTGAAGCGGCACAAGATGCCAATGCAATGCACGGTCTAGACGTTGAAGCAGAAATTATGGCGGCTCTAGCAATGGAAATTACTGCTGAAATCGACCAAGAAATTCTAGGTTCATTGAAAGCACTTGCAACAGCAGGTACTGGATATAACCAGGGTGGAGTTTCAGGTAATGCAACATTTGTTGGTGACGAACATGCGGCACTTGCAACATTGATGAACATGGAAGCAAACCTAATTGCTCAACGCACTCGTAGAGGCGCGGCAAACTGGGCAGTTGTATCACCTACAGCACTAACTGTGCTACAGTCTGCAACTACATCAGCATTTGCACGTACTACTGAAGGTACTTTTGAAGCACCTACAAACACTAAGTTTGTTGGAACTTTGAATGGTTCTATGCGTATCTATGTAAATTCATACGCGGCAGACGATACTGTTCTTTTAGGCTATAAAGGTCAAGGCGAAATTGACGCGGCAGCGTTCTATTGCCCATACGTTCCACTAATGTCTTCAGGCGTTGTGGTAGACCCAAGTTCTTTTGAACCAGTAGTTTCATTCATGACTCGTTACGGGTATGTTGAATTGAACAACACTGCATCATCACTTGGTAATGCGGCTGACTACGTTTCAAAGATTGCACTAAGCAACCTTTCATTCATTTAATATTTTATATATTACATATTGAATATAAAAAGGCTCCTTCGGGAGCCTTTTTTATTGTCTGATTCCAAACCCATAAGATAAATACATATAATATAACTTATTAGTGTTTTTTGGAATAAAAGATGGCAGAACAAATTAAATTTGGTGATAGACTATTTCTCACAGGTGAAAAATTAGTATTAGATAACCCTGCAGGTTCAGGCATAATCATGTCTGAAAGCGGCACAATCGAAATTGAAGGCAATCTTATAGTAACTGGTGACACAACAACAGTTAATTCACTTCAAACTAGTTTTGCTGACCCTAAACTTCTACTTAACGGCGACCTTACAGGCGAACCAAATGAAGATGTTGGTATCGAAATTTACCGTGGCGACACAGTTACTTACCCAAATAAATTCTTAACATGGAATGAAACCTCAGAGAAATGGACAGTTGGTGCTGAGAGTTTCGTAGCAGGCACATTTGAAGGTAATTTAACAGGAGATGTTACAGGTGATATTACATCATCTGGTTCTACATTTACTGGTATAGATATTAATGGTGGAACGATTGATGGTACTCCAATTGGTGCAGATGGCGTAACGCCACCTGCGGCTGGTAATTTTAGTCTTATAACTGGTGACGGAACAGGACTTACTAATATTCTTACGAATTATACCACTGATGATATAACAGAAGGCTCAACAAATTTATTCATTACAAATGAACGTATAGATGATAGAATTGATACATTATTTACAACAGCATACGGTATAGATGGAAATTATAATGATGCTGGTGATGAATTTACTTTAGCATTTGACCCTATCAATGCTGGTTATGGAATTGCAGTATTAGATACAGCAGATACAACTCAAGCAAAATTTAGAACTATCCGGGAAGGTCAAATAGCCTCAGGTGGACATCATGACTTAACAGTTGCTTTGTCTGGAGATGAAATTGTAATTGACACTGCTATTCCAATAAATCATGTAGCATACAACTCTTATACTGGCAACGGTTCGGTTAGTATTTACACTTTGCCATACTCAGTATCACAAGATTGGCAAGTACTGATTTATATTGATGGTGAAGTTCAACATCCAACAATCAATTATTCAATTTCTGGCACAACATTAACATTAACATCTCCGTTGGGTAACGGTGCAGTGATGAATGTTGTAAGACTGGCAACAAATTCGGTATCAAGTACTATAACAGATGCAAACACATTGGGTGGAAATCTTCCAGCACACTTTTTAGATTGGGCACAGACTACAGGAACGCCAACTACAATTTCAGGTTATGGTATCACAGATGCAATGACTTCATCAGCAATCACAACAGCAATCTCAAATGCGGTTGCAACAAAAGATAATACTGATGAAATTACAGAAGGTTCAACAAATCTATATTACACAGATGCTCGTTCAAGAGCGGCAATTAGTGTTTCGGGTGACTTATCTTATAACTCATCAACTGGTGTTATTTCATCAAGTGGACTTGCTTCTTCAACAACAGATGATTTAGCAGAAGGTTCAACGAATTTATATTATACAGATGCTAGAGCAGATGTTCGTGCTACATTACGTATTAACGATTCAACAACAGATAATATAGATGAAGGAAGTAATAACCTTTATTATACAGATACTAGAGCAAGAACATCAATTAGTGCGACTGGCTCTTTAAGTTATAATAGCGGTACTGGTGTTATATCATATACACAAGGTAACACAGATACAATAGCAGAAGGTTCAATAAATTTATATTACACAGATGCAAGGGCACAGGCAGTTTCAATAAACAATATTGTAGAAGATACAACACCTCAGTTAGGTGGAACCTTAGATTTAAATACATTTGACCTTACTACAACTGACCCTACAGTTTCATTAACAACAACATTAACACCAACTACGACACAAGGAACTGTTGTTGCATCAACTGAAACAAACTTATCTAATACAACAGTTGCATTTAATACAGATGGTGTTGATGTTCCTAATGCTGTAAGTAGTTATGTAACTCTTACAAGTACCCAAATAACTAATTTAGGATTTGAAGGCGAAGTATCATTAACTTATTTTGGTGCCGCGGCACCAACTAGTAATTTTGTTTGGAGAGACGAAGGAGATTCAGCAGAACAAAACGATATGATTACTGTTTATGCTCCACCTTCAGACGAATATACATTTACATTACCAACAGACCCAACATTTCCAATAAATTCACTCGATAACGATATTTACTTCAAGCAATATGCTTATGGAGAAATGACAGTAACAAGTGCAACAACACTTAGTGGTAGTACTATA